CCCAAAGTTGCGACGTAATAAATGCCGTTCTGCGTTTGGTCGGCTTGGTTTTTGACAAGGATGCGGTCGCTAGCAGCAAGCGTAACACCATCGAGCGTTGAGGGTGCCCCGCCCGAAAGAGTGACGTTGGCGGTCGTTGCTGCGCGCCCAGCTTGTTTGACGGTGAGACCGGCTGCGCTGGCGTCGACGTAGCTTTTATTGGCTGCGTCGGACCCGTTGGTTGGGTTGGCCAATCCGGTCACGGTGCCAGCGGTGACAGTGCCCGCAGTGAAGTTCCCCGACGCATCACGGCGCACAATGGCGCTGGCGGTGTTGGCGTCCGTGGCGGCGTCGAGTTTGGCCTTGTCCGCAGCCGACATGGTGCCGACAGTGCTGCCCGTCGCGACAGGCAGACCGTTGATGAGCTGGGTGACAGTTGCCTTCTTGGTTGTTGGCGTACCCGACACGTCCACCACGGGCAGAACGGTCGAGCTGCTGACACTCCCGATTGCTGGTAGGGAATTTATTGATACGTCAGCGGACCAAAGCGGGGATGCGGTCGCAAGCAGGGCAATAGATACGAGAGAGCGAAGGAGCGTCTTCATGTTGGTTCAGTAATAATCGAGTCAGAGTCTTCCGTGGTAATAGTGAATCCATCTTCGGTGACAAGCAATTCACCCACTCCAGGCGTGGGGTTGACGTTAATAATCGTCACGGTGATGCCCACCCCCATCGGGCGCGGAAGGTACGCCAGCAACAGAGCTTCAGTCAGCCCGACACTACTCCACACGATGTAGCTCATTGTCATGTTCCGGTTGTCGGTCATCGCGACAGACGGTCCGAACATGGTAAATAGAGAACTGGTGATAGAGGCAGTGGTATGGTGGCCACCATTGTTAATTGTTTTGAGCTTCAGGATTACACGATAAGCGGCATCAGACAGCAACGTGTTCTGTCCTTCGGCGAAGGAGTAATCATAGAACACTCCGTTCGGATTGATCCCCGTTGAGGCGTACCCAGTTAAGCCATTCCCGTTCGGGTGGTTTCCACCGTAGGGGTAGACAGCCGCGTCGGTGTAGTTGACAAAGCTAGTGGACCCCAACGCACGCAACACGTCTCCGCAAGCGAAGGCTCCTGCCACGGGTGCAGTAGCCGTCCCCGCGCTGTCAGCCACCCACCATTGACCAGCCGTTGCGGAGGTGATTGTCGGGGTGTTGGTAGTTGGGTTCCAAGTCCCTTGGTAGTTGGCTTGGAGCAGAGTCGTCTCTGCATAGGTCCACAACCCAAAATAAGGTGTTGGGGTTGGTGCTCCAATGTTGCGCGAAACCCCAATATACTTCCCAAGGACATCGAGCTGAGTCCCGACAGCCGTGTCCAAATCAAAGCAAGTGAGCAACGAAGCCGCGAGGTTCTCGGCAAGAAACTGACTGGCCCAGAGCTTTACTTGCCTGTCTGCGTTTGGCAACCCCCGGTATTGGTAGGCGAGCAGACTGGCATAGTAATCGGTCAGGGTTGTCAGGCTCATTTGTTAAACGACAGTGATGGTCGTGCGAGCCGAGGCGGGGACGAATTGATAGTTCACTCCAGTTGTTGCAACCAGCGAAGTCCAAGTGGTGCCGTCGAGGGATACCCCTTCGACCGAGAACGAACCGTTGGGCGCAAGGGCTTGCAATCGGGCAACAATGTTGGAAGCGGTGGCTTTTTCCCCTATGCCGTAGGAGAGATCAGCCAAGAGCGATGTCTTGAGGTAGGTAGCATCCAAAGACCCGGTGACGGCAGTGCCCGTGCAACGAATCCAGATATTCTGAGCAACTGGAACGTCATATAGAACGGCGAACAAGGAATTGTCGGCTTGAGTGACGTTCGTGCTGATTGCCCCCTTCATTCCGCATCCGGCATTGCGCTTGATGTAAATGGCATTGGCCACGTCAACCGCAGAGGCGGTGCCCGCCACCACGCACCAAATAGAGTGGGCGGGGATACCGTTGGCGTCAGTGGTGTTTGTGATGTTCTCCAAGACCAGCACGTCAGTGACTCCCGTCACGTTGCTCAGAGCATCGTAGAGACCTTGGAAGTATCCTTTGCTGGCTAGCGCAACCGACCGGGCGCGACGGAGGCGAAGAATTGAATCCGTCTCCTCGTTGGTGCCGGTAGTGGTAGCGACAGCTGGATTATTTACCGTGCTGATGCCCAAGGTCACGGTATTGATGACAGTGATCGTGTTGACGACGGTCAGCACGGCTCCGAGGTTGAGAGCGCGGAACACCAGAGAGGTCGAGGCCGCTGCGCCAAAAGCGTAGGTGGTAACGAGGACGAATCGGTTGCCAGCCGCGTCGGAGACGGTAAACGGCGCATCGGGCGCAGTGTTGAGTCCGGCAAGGGTAACAGCTTGGGTAGCTGTAACGGTGACAGGGGTGTAAGTGTAGGTTCCCGCGCGGCGGATGACACCGTTAATCGCGCAACGCTGGTCCAGTCCCCGACCGACAGCTTGGTCAGGGTCAAAGCTGGAGTAAACACTGGCCACGAATTGCAGCATATCCTGCGTAATCAGGACTCCGAGGTTGATGAATTGCCCGTCGGGAGAGTTCGGGTTGACGTTGATGTCGTCGCCGTAAATCCGCTTCATCCCTGGGTACGCAGTGCTGCCTACCAGAAACCGATCCAGCGTTTCAGCAGGAGTATCAAGGCTGATTCCGGTGTTGGTTATTGCGTTCATGGGAGCTGGGCGTAGCCAGTAAGGTTTCGGCTGTAAATAGTGTCCACGTTGAACTTGATGGTGAGTCGGCGCTGTGCTGAGTCGGTCACAGCTTCGACCGAGTTAATCCGCACCACGCCTTCCCGCTGAATGATCGCTAGCCGAGCTTGGAGCAAGATGTTTTGTTTTGCGACTTCACCCTTTGAGGCAAGCAGGTTCCACCAATCAATGCCGGTGGTCATGGCAAACCAGCAATCGTTCAAGAAGAACAACAGCGACGTTTTGATGTCGGCAGCAATGGCCTGCTCCTTTGTAAAGTAGGAATTGCGGCCTTGCCCAAAGGTCCAGTCGTTTGCGGCGGTTATGCCTCGGAATGGTTGTGGCATATTATTCGAGGAGGAAGCTCACTTTAGCTTTAACGGCTGCGATTGCCGCAAGAGTTGCCGTGTTTGGTGTGGACCCTCCGGTGTTCACCCATGTGGTCATGGTGTCGCAAAGTTGGTCGAGGGTGCCGCGAAGGTCAGAAAGATGATTGGCAAAATGAAGCCGACTACCAATGGTAAGAGTGCCAGTGCCTAAATAATGCTCGTTTTTGATCGTGATTAGCTCGCCGACTCCAGTCTTTAAGCTCACCGAGCTATTTCCGTAGCTCACCACTACGGCGTTGTTAGCGGTATAGGGCGGAGGATTTGTTTTGTTGCGAATGCCTACAAGCACTATGCCGTCGCTTAAACTGTGGGCTCTGGCGCTGTTTGGCCCAACCACGTTACCCGTCGTGAACCAGAGGTCGAGGTCGCGATCATTGAACAGGACCAAGCACGGGTCGCCCTTGGCCACGGGAAACGTCATGTAGGCACCGCCGCCGCCTGGGAATATAACCGGACAGTCCGTCAAAAGCGGGTAGGCGACTTGGGTGTTCCCAATGTTGCGCAAGACTTGAATCTGCACCGTGGCAGTCTGCGTCGTCGGATCGAAAGAGTTAATCACTCCGACTTGGTGACAGTTGAGCCCGTAGAAAATTTCTTTCTTCAAATCCGTTAATAGTGAACGGAGGTCCGGTGGAATTGGACTGGTGATGGGCTCGCTCATAGTACGGGTTGTCCAGCGACAATGCGGAAAGCGTCGGGCGGAAGCGATAATTTTACGCTTGAAAGCAGCTCTCCGCAAATGGATGGGGAGATAGTACCGTGGTGCTCAAACCCGAAAACTTTCCAATCTCGGTTCAAACTCCTGTCAACGGTGCTGTAAAGTTCAACGATTTGCCCAACACTGAGGCTGGGCTCAAACAACATACTTAACTCAACAAAGGTTTCAGACCTTTTTGGGCTCCCGAGCAAACCACTTTCCTCGGAAATGAGTGTGATTGGTCCTCGGAATACTTCGTTCAGATTCAAGGCTTTGACTTGCCCGTTGTCGACAGCCGCAAACCCGTTAGATTTTTCAAGAATGAGGGTCCATATATTCCCAAAGAGGACTTCTCCTCGCAGGTTGCGAATAGGGAAATCACCTACGATGGGTGTCCCGCTGAGATTTGGCATCTGGCGCGAAAGCATCACAATGGTTTGAGCGGCACTGGCTCCCGGTGCCACGGTCATGCTGACGTTGTTTGCGTTGGCCATTGGCCACCCGCCGTCAAAGGCATTTATCTCGGTGATCCAATCCGTTCCTTGCCGATAACTGAAGCAAGTATTTACGGTGCCGTTGAACACAAGGGGGAGTTGGAACTCTTCGCTGGGCGCGTAACCACAACGAAACTTGATTGCTCGGAGTTGTGAAGCGTGAGAATAGTCTTTCCGCATTGCTGTCCGCACGGTCTCCTGGAGATTGTAGACCTTGAACGACCCCGTCTGAGATGACCCAAGGAGGGCTCTCGTAATCGTAAATTCGACCGTGTTTGGCAGGGTGATTTCGACGTTGTAGTTGGCCGATTGCGAATAGGGCGATACGGAGTACCCTGCCGAGACCTCGACTTGCAGGGAATAAATTCGGTTGAACTTTTCCACGTCAGTTCCCTTCGTAAATTGTCTCGTTGGTAGATGCTACGTCGTCGGCATCGAGAAGGTAAAGGATGGCGATTCCTTGAGAAAAGTCCGTTTGATTGACGGGCTCCACAAATTCCTGAGTTTGAATAGAGAACCCGAAGGGGATTATTTCTCCCCATTGCCTAAGAATGTTGGGCGAGGCTACGAGGCGCAAACCGTTCAACGTCCATGTTTGCCAACTGAAGTTTGCAAACCAACCAAGTTGTTGAGGTCTGTATTCAAGATACACTGACACCTGCGACCCATCGGACAGGACGAAGAAAATAGTCTGCTTTGGCTGCGAGGTGATGCCGGTGACAATCTTCATCAGAGGGTTGGCCAGTATCCGTTGAAGTTCGCCAGTTGGGTCGCTGTTGGTTGGAGCGCACCAACAATGCCACTGCGAACCTCCGTTGACTGCATCTGCTGGGCGCGACCAGCGAAAGCCGAGTTTACACTTGGGGTGAACTGGTCTCCACCAGTGCGGCGTCCGGTGAGAAGACCGGCGTTGATGGTGATTGCTCGTGCGACACGGATTTTTTTGAAGGTGATTGTAAACTCCGTCACCGACCTACTTTCAGCCCCCTGCTTGGCTGAGGCGCTTTGGATCGCCATGTTTTCCATAATGCCCCACGGGCTTTCGACTGAGAATAACTGCCGCCCCTTCCAAAGTTGATAGAAGAAATTGTAGATGTAGCTCTGTTTGGTTTGCCCTGGTTGTTGCTTGGCTTGGTCTTGATAATAGCCAAAAAGGCTGGCGGAAGAGGCTACTGCGGCGGCGTCTTGGGCTGTGGTCGTGGCGGTTTCAATTTGATCTATTTGCTGCTCCTCAGTGAACTCTGGCTGCATTTCTGGAATGTCAGGCATCGTATTTGGGACCGGGGAAATCGGGCGCACTGTTGGGACAGTTTTTACAAGTTCCGCAACTCGTCCTGTAACAGTGATCGTTTCGGGGCGTAAAGCAATATGGTCCTGAATGGCTGTGTTGTTTTCAATGTAGTGGTCAGTGATGTCGCTTTCGAGTTCCGACGTGTCTTCTTCCGCCAAGTCCAAGAGGAACCCGGCAATGCCTGGAGGCGGGTTCCCCGGACGCACCAACACCACTTGCGAATCCCGCACGGCAAGCGTGCTGAGAATCGAGTAGATGCTGGTGGAGTCCGTCGGGATGATGTTCATGGGCCGGTGTTCTTCGGAGCTTGATAACTGGCCTCGCTGATTTCACGGGCAACCATATTTGGGTCTCTAGCTCCGTCGATTTGGTTGTTGTTGGTGACGTTGTAGGTCGTTGCGCTGGGCTGACCGGAGTTTCTTTGCGCCGGTAAGGCGGGTGTCGCTACGGCTTGCGCATTAAATGCGGAGAGGGTAGGCAAATTCCCGTATAATAAGCCAGAGCTTAAAGAAATGCTCTTAAACAAGTCCGTAAAAGAGATCGTTAATTCAGCAATAATTTTGTTTGTGAGCGCCCCGATACGTGTAAAAAAACTATTGATGTCTTTTCCAGCTTCCATAAGGGCTGATTGCTGCTCTACGTTTAGACCTTCTCCCGGTGGCCTAGTCGGAATGACGCCCTTGTTGGCGTGCATCATGTAGGCTACGTCAGGGCTAATTCCTGCGACTTTGGCGATCATCAGCGCCTCGTTGAGAGAGCTGTTGGCAAATCGTTTTCCGAATTGCTCAAGCAGCTTGTCAGGGGATTGTTGCATATCCAACCCCCAACCAGTAAGCAGGCTGGCAGCTTCTTGGTGTTGTCCAAGGTACTTCATTTCAAAAGCCCGCTGGGCCAAGTTTGAAAGGTTATCTCGGATAGACTCTGGTGAGACATCCGACTTGCCAGCGGCGTATTGCCATTTCAACAATTCGTCTCGTGAAAGACTCGTGGCCTTGCCAAACTTATCTGTCTCAAAGCTGGTTTTGATTGCTGATTTGGTTGCCTCTACCAAGGCTGAGCCGAGCTGTTTTAAGATGATTGCCAACGACCCCAGTCCGAGCAACTGCTTGGCAAAGACACCGAAACCCCTATTCGACTTGTCGAGGGCTTTTTCCTGTTTTGCGAGGGCTTTTTCCTGTTTCGCGGAGAGTGGGAGTGGGCCGATAAAAGCCTCGCTTCCCGGTTTTGGGGGTACACCAATCGAGGGTGTAGCTGTCCGAGCTGGGGTTGTTTGAGACGCGGCTGCTTGCTGTGGGGGTTTAATATCCGCTAGAGTGGTCAACTCAGCTACCAAGCTCTTTGCCGCAGCCGCAGCAGAGATTAGAGACGCTTCAAATCCTTTGAGCTTGTCCTCCCCTTTTACGGCAAAGCCCAATTCTACAAAAAGTTCAGCGACTTTCATTTGTTCATCTCCCTTGTGGTTTCCTCGTATTCAGCTTGGAAATTCACAAACTCCCAAGCGTCGAGGACCATATTGGTAGGCATGGCAGAAATCCGAGCGGGGTCTCCCCCGCCAAAACCCTCACGGGCTAATCTCAGAGCCATGAGCGTTTCTTGGTCCATTGTTACTCGGATCGCTGGGCGCTTGATGTCGGCTTTTCGCTTGTCAATGACGACAAGGCGAGCCCCTTGAAAAAAGGGGAAAGGTTTGCTTTCATCACCTCCCACGCAACGGGCAGGTAATCCTGCCGAGCGTCTTCAGGTTCAAAGGTCTGCGGGGTAATCCGCTGACCGTTGTAGAGCGACCGTTTGGCACACTCCATCAGCGCCGCTTCCAAAGAGTCGGATTGAAGGAGCTGAAAAATGGCGTTCTTCAGGACGTTGATGTCCTGACCAGACAACTCGGAGAAGTTCGACAGATTCAAGTCGAAGTTTACCAATGATAGCTCTTTGGCTACCGTCTTCATCAAACGGTGGCCTGCGGAGAACGAAGCAATCCCGACTTCCAAGGTCGAGCCGCTCTTTAGTGTGATGGGGTCTTGCATAAATTGGTCGGGGTCGAGAGACTCCGAGCAAGCCCGATATGGCGTCGGTGCGAGGATTCGTGACCCCTAGAAACGATCCTCTTCTTGCTCGGAGCCGATTGATTAAAACACCTGGCGGGAGACGTTCGCGAACTCGAAGCGATACATCGAAACGCTCTGATCCGTGTCGCCCTCCGCATTGGACTTCGCATCCACCATGCGCTTAAAGATGCCGCCTTGGAGTTTGTAGGTGTCCGAAGTGATGTTGCCCATGCCGTCGCCAGCGCGTTTTGTTGCTTGTCCGTCGAGCAGCACAAAGGACGAGAAGTCTTGGAGTTGCTGCTGGAGCAGCGCGTCCACAGATTTGTCGTCATCGGAAGCACGGATCAGACGCAAAGTGGCCGTGCCAACCAACCCCATTGAGTTTTCCGCGAAGATCGAATTGCCGTTCTTGCCCCGCTTCAAATTGGCAAGATCGTTGTCGTAAGTGATCGTGAACCAGTCTCCGTCAGCAACGTCGGTGAGGACGATGCCGCCGATGACGAGAGTGTCTTGGCCAGTGAGTGAGACGGTGGACATGGGATGGGTGGATTACTTGTTGATGGAGACAAGCACGTCGGAGCTTTGAATAGCGCCCGCGAACTTGACAGCGATGCGAACCAACGGGGCTTCGCGAGCTTCTCGCGTTGCTTGCGTCTGCTGGGTCACTGGGAGGCTGTAAATGTAGTAGCCTTGATTGAGGATGTTACGACGGAGGTCGGCAGGTTTCCCAAACAACTCCGCTGAGTTCCACGTACCGGGAGCGATGAACCCATTAGCCAGCGCCTGCTGAAGAACGTTGATGTAGGCACCCTTCAAGAGAGCCATTCCGGGTTCAGTCTGGGGCAACTTCGTGCTCGTAGTTGCCAAGGCGTTAAAGCCTGCGACTTGAAGCGAGAAGACAAGCCAGTCGAGGTTGTAGACGTTGTCGAAGTACTCGTTGCCGCCAGTGCTGTAAACTTTTCCGATATACTGCGCGCCACCGCCGACGCTTGGATAGGTGTCCACGCCAGCGGCCTCACACGCAGTAAGCTGGGTCTGGGATATGCCCGTGTCTGGGGCGATCCCGACTAGCGTCTTCAAGTGCATGGTGGCGGTCGTATTGACCCCATCAAAGTTTACAGAAAGAGCGCGACCGGCGTAGGCTGCGGCCATCTTGCGGGCCAGCAATGCGGTTGCTCCTTCGGTGTACAGCAGGCAGCGGGTGTGCGTCTCGCTTGCCGCTCGGATGGTTGTGAAATAGCCAGCGACAGAGGCGGTAAGGTGAGAGCTAGCAAACAGCTTGACGCGGAGGGATTGGCAAGCGGTCGAAGCGGCAAGGACTGCGGCGTCGTTTGGAGTAAGGCCCGCCCAGATAGCCCCACCAAAAAAGTTAATTTTGAGAGCGTTCGGGATTGCCTCGGCAAGTGTCGAGTTGGTGCCGCTTGCAGCCAACGGGACGATGATGAGGGTGCCGCTTCCGTCGAGAATGTTCGGCGACTGGCTGAACACAAGGACCGCTTGCGCGTAGGCTTCCGAGCCAGCGCCCCAGTCAGCCAACACGTCGGTTGGGCTGACATAGATGCCTGGAGCGGCAAAGGTGATGGCTCCATTGACCGGAGTCTCGTTAGTAAAAAGCGCGAGGTTGTTGACGGCGTACTGCTTCAAGCCGGTGGGCGGCGAAGAGACGCTGACAGAGACGAAATTACTGGCGGCGATAAAGCTCATGGTCGGTTATGGGTTCGAGATGATTGTCGGCTGGGCGAATTGGTCAAAGTATTCCACCGGCTTCGTCTTTCGGTATGCGACGAGAGCTACAAAGGTCAACCTGTATCGGTTGAGCCTAGACGTTCCGTCTAATCCAGAGACATCCGTCATCCGGGGCAAGTAGCCGATTTTGAAGGAGTGCTCTTCTTGTTGCTGTTGGGCAAAAGTGCTTCCCAACGCCGGAGCAATTTCCCAATGGCGTTGGCGGGCCGTCGGCCCTTTGCTGTAAGCCAAAACTGAATACATTTCTTGGCAGTTCACACTTTGAACTTCAAGTAATTCTCCCGTGATCGGGTCAGCCTCATACGCCGTCTTTACACCAAAAGGGCGGGAACCCATTAACTCGACTGCAATATAAAGCCGATCATCTGGAGGGATGTTGAATTTCTGATTCGTGAGAACCACTTGATCGTTCTTCAAGTTGAGTTCGTGCTCCAAGATGAGCGCGATGATTTTGATGATCTCTTTAGACATCGGGAGTCGCCTTTGTATAGTCCTGAACAAGCTCGTAGGACATATAGCCGTAGTCAGAGAAATCTTGATTGCTCATTACCCTAAAAGGTACACCCCGGATTTTGAACTTCTCGTCGTTCTCCAAGTGCACGTCAGGAGTGGTATGCAACATTTTCCATTCCCATGACCGTTGCCCCTCTGGCTTGAGTTTGAGCTGTGCGGGGCCGAAAGGTTGGATGACACCCATGCACCTAAATTCCCTGACTACTTCACGTACTTCAAAATCCACTACGGTCTTGGTTACGCGGCCTAGCACAAGAGGGCGGAACCAACCCACAACAGTCGCGTAGAGCGACGGCAGAGCCAAGGCAGCGTCTGAGACGCTGAGACGGTTGGCACACGCAATTCCAATTTGAGCGATCATACGACGCGGGAAGACACGGACTCCCATAGTTGGGTCGTCTCAATGAGAATGCGCGTCTCGGGAGCTTTGGCGAGAAGCGTCTCTTTGTGCAATTTCGGCCAGTGGCCAAATCCGCCCGAAGAAAAGGCTAAATCAACGACGGCCTCTGCTGCCTTACCCAACCTCGCAAGCAACTTAGTAACTCCATCAGCTTCCGTTAAAGACGCTGCCAAGAGCTGGCCAAAGCCC